AGTCCCGACAATTTTTTTACATCGAAGGTAAAGTCATCTTTTGGTAGATTTCTCTTTACCAATGTTAGGGAGTCATATTCTGGAATTTTGTATTTAAACATATTATTCTTCTTCTACGTCAATGATTGTTGGTTTCATTTTGGTGACAGATCCGTTTCCACGGTCTGCTTTTGAATTATTTAGGATTGAGATGTCAATGTGCATTTTGCTTTGTCCTCCACCGCTTTTTGCATTAAGACCCAAATTGCGGCGGATCAACTGGTCTAGTTCTGAAAGTTCCCGAACAGTCTTCGGGCCTTTGAGATTGTGTATCGAATCTCGTAGGATCTTAATGCCAGCGGCAGCAATGTAATGTTGGTACTTATCCGCTGGAGTCGATTGAGCCTCCGCGATATCCATCATCGCGGAGTCCTCTGCAAGACGGGCGTCATGCTTGGCAAGACGGATCGCATCGTCTGTGTAGTTCTCAAGATTTTCTTCGAGATCTACAGCAAGCTGGTCATTGTAAATGTCGGCGGCTGGTTTCTTTCGGGGCTTCGGAATGTGCCCGCCTTTTCTCCGTGGTGGCTTTCCAGCGTTTTTGAGCCAGCGTCGAACAGTCCCTACATGAACGCTGAGTTCTTTGGCGATAGTCTTTATTTTATAGTCTTTCTCGTACATCTCCAAAGCTCTTTGGAGTGCCGTATTTTGGGGATCTAGTTCGTCAGCCATTAGTTGTTGACGGAATGTTTATAGCGCATAAGATAACCGCGCAAGAAAAAAATGAGCGTTATATCAGATAAACACAAAAAATTGCTGGAGCCGCGTATCGATCCGACAACAAAGAAAATGGACGTCGGCGGTCTCTTGATCCCCCCAACTAACTTGCTCACCGCTCTTTTGTACGGTTTTGCCAACCACAAAAACGTGAATGCGAAAGAATATTATTTCTGGCGGTGCTGCGACGAACTCTGGAACAATCCCGAATTACCGGAACCGCTAATGGTTAGACATCCGTGGGCAGAGCAAATGATTCGGGCGGCTATTCGCAACAAGTATCTTGCGGTCGGCGGCTCTGCATCAAGCGGAAAGTCCCATACGTTTGCGGCATGGGGCATCATCAACTGGCTGTCACAGCCACAAGATACGCTGGTCATGATGACCAGTACTACCCTCCGCGAAGCCAGACGCCGTATCTGGGGTTCCGTTATCTCGCTCCTGACCGTGATTCAGGAAGCACCGTGCAAGATACGGGATTCAATCGGTAGCGTAGCCTACATTAATGAAAACGGAGATTTGATCGAACGGGCTGGTCTGATGCTGATCGCCGCTGAAAAGAGCAAGACTCGCGAAGCTGTGGGCAAGTTCATCGGTATCAAGCAAAAGCGGGTAATCGTCATTGCCGACGAGCTTTCGGAAATTTCGGAGGCAATTCTACACGCTGGTCTTACCAACTTGTCGAAGAACCCCTTCCTCCAGATGATCGGTATGTCCAACCCCAACAGCCGATTCGACGCATTCGGCGTGTGGGCGGAGCCGAAAAATGGCTGGGAATCTGTGGATACCAATACGGCAGACCATTGGGACACCAAATGGAACGGCCATTATTTGCGACTAGACGGTGAGCGAAGTCCCAACATTCTGGCTGGCGAGACGCTCTATCCTTGGCTCCCGACAGAAGAGAAGCTAGCAGAGGATAGGGCATTGCTCGGACAGGAGTCTCGCGGCTATATGCGAATGGTCCGTGCCGTCTTCTTTGACAGCGACGAAACCCAAGGAATCTACAGTGAGGCGGAGATCGCGTCGAGCAAGTCAATGAGCAAAGTCGATTGGGCTGCAAAACCAATAACGGTAGCTGGTCTAGATCCAGCCTTTACCAACGGTGGGGACCGAACGATCCTATATACCGCCAAAGTGGGATACAATAAAGCGGGTCATTATGTGCTAGAATTTGACGAAGCCATCCATTTGAACGACGATGCCACTAATAAGGCGATCCCACGAACATACCAGATCGTGAGGCAGATCAAAGATCATTGTGTCAGAAGGGGCATTTCGCCAGAGAATGTGGCAGTTGATGCCACTGGCGCTGGCGCACCGTTCTGTGACGTTCTGGCTGGTGAGTGGTCTTCGTCGATCCTCCGCGTCAGTTTCGGTGGTAAGGCGTCGGACAAACGGGTCAGCGCCAATAGCAAGATGACTGGTGAAGAACTCTACGTGAACCGTGTATCCGAACTCTGGTTCGTGGGGAAGGAACTCATGAGAACCAAACAAGTGTTTGGAATCTCTGCGGATCTTGCCCAAGAGATATGCGCCAGAAACTACGAGCTGGTCAAAGGAGGCTCGCTCAAAGTCAAGATTGAGTCCAAGCCAGAATTCAAATCGAGATTCGGTCGGTCTCCCGACTTGGCTGACGCGGCATTTCTCGCGATGGACTGCGCCCGTCAGCAATTAGGGTTGATGGCAATGGAGCCACCGAACGACGATATGGCTTCAGGATTCAGGAAACAGGTTACGTTTCAGTCATTGAAAAACGCTCTCTCGAACTCCGAAGCGGTCTTGATCGACTAGCCGCACCCCCCACTTCAAAAAGTCTTATATAATGATGGAATTCATTAAGCGGGGCTTAATGAATGACAATCCTAGAAAAGACTTTTTATTATAGGGAATAGGAAAATTATTGAACATACCCAACCCTTAACCAAATATTGACATTTATTTTGGGGGGTGGTAGAATTTAACCGAATGGCTACCCCACGATTTAAGAGATTACCGTCCGGTCAAATCCAATATATGGGAGAGAAGTACGCTGGCTTTAATAAACCGAAGAAGGCACCAGCTGGCTCTCCAAAGAAGTTTGTAGTTTTGGGTAAAGAAGGCGATAAGGTTAAGAAGGTCTCCTTTGGTGCGCGTGGCTATGAGGATTACACCCAACACAAAAACCCAAAGAGGCGGGCCAATTTCCGGTCTAGACACAATTGTGAGACCGCAAAAGATAAAACGACTGCCCGTCATTGGGCTTGTAAATATCTGTGGTGATATGCTTTATTGTGTTGACAACGTAAATCTACAAAGGTAGAATCTTGCTTATGGCTGCACCGACTTCGTTTGCGAATACATATGCTACCGCCGCTACAGATAAGGATATGCTCCGTAAAAGGCAGGAGATGGCATCTCGTTTGATCGCCGCGAAGGGACAGGGAAAATCGATGGCCGATGCGTTGACTTCAGAAACAGGTGTTGATATCGCCAACCTTCAAAAAGGTTCAGTTGACACCAAAATGGGTACAGGCCTTTCCGAAGAAGAGATCGCTGGTTATGCTGAACGTTTGTTCAACCCCCAACAAAAACCTTCAGAAACTCAGAAACCGACCACCGAACAAACGGGTGTTGCTCAACGATCAATCACCCCTCTGCTTGATCAGTATGATGAATATCAAAAGACGCCGATTGGATCTAACCTAATAGGGGCTGCTGGTCTCGGACGCGGCCCTTCACGTACTGGAGGCACACCAATCGGAGGTGGGTCGAAGTCGGGTCAGATGCAGAATATTGCTGCTAACTTGCTCTATAAAGCCTACCGAGACAGACAGCGAGAGATGAAATTAATGGGTGGACAAGAAAAGGCATTCACTGCGTCCAACGCTTTACAATAGGAATAACAACAATGGCTACCGCTGGATTTTCATTTGAAGAAGATATCGCTCCGTTGCGCGGCGAAAATTTCGGAGGCATGACAGCATCCGGTCTTCAATACCAAGCGGCTCTCGATAGACAGAACGCCATTAGAATTGCTGAAATCAATCAAACAGCTAAAAATCAAGCTGAACGCTCCCAACTAGAATTTGAAAAAACAAAACTTCAATTGGAAGCAGCTAGACGTGAAACTCGTCAGCAAATCGAAGCTGAAAATCTTTATCCTAAGATCTCTGAACGCATAACGGGAATTCTGAACGATCAGACTAAAGATCCCGTAACGAAAGTCACAGAACTTGAGAAAACCCGAACAGAATTTGGTGCGGCTACACTCGCCAATCCTGCGATCAATAATATCTTCAATGCTGCTTCCTCTGCGATTACTGTTAAGGACCAACAGGAATCACAACGAAATGCTCTTGCGGCAAACCTCACACAATTGGGGCAACCGGAAGCAGTTAAGGCATTGTTCGGTGGTAACGTCGATTCTGGACCCGCAAAGCAA